GGTCAACTTCTTCCTACCTCATTTAGGTTGAGGCGTGCGGGGCGTCCAGGGCTGTCCCATTACTGGGGCATTTGGTCCCTGGACGGGGATCTGTACAGCAATTAGAAGTACAGACTGAACACGAATTCCCAATCGTGTTCTAGAGGGAATGTTTCCTCTGCCTTCATGGGATGCGCCAAATAGCAAGTGTACTGCTGGTAGGTAAGCTGTTCGAGCCTCGTCCTGAGGCCTGAGCTTCCTTGCCAATCAGCCCACCGTGAGGTCATCCTACGACGGACTTTAAACGTTTCGCAGTCAGAAACGACCGCTACACGTCCGCTCCGGATATGTCCTCCAACAAAGGCGACCAATAGTCCATCGGCATTATACGCAATATACTTCTTGCGCGTACGATGGAAAAAGCTGGATCGCTGGTCAACAGAGTTCGGCATCTTGATCGTGTTAGACCGCTTCTCCAGAGCAAAATAAATTACACTCTGGGTACTATGGTCCGTATTAAGACCGATCGGCGCATACGGGGTCTTGATCCCTTCTGCATCGCCATCATGCGCAGGTATAGGTCGGAATTCAACCTGCCTGAGCAGTAGCGATACAGTCTGGGTCACTAAAACCCCGGTCCGCGCCGACCACCGAATAAGTCGATTTATTGTTGAATAAACGTCGGCACTTGTTTTCAGAGACTTGCAATAGACACCACGAATATCGGTGCCCCTAAAAAAGTCTCCTCCGCAAGATTCTCGAAAGTAACCTGCATTGAACGACTTTTGGTCGTTTACCGTGAAACCAAACATTCTGAGAGCTCGAGTAACGAAATCATAACAGTCCTTTCGGACGATTATATCGTCACCAAAGACAGCCCAGTTTGCCGGTCCACGATCTCCGTACATGGGTTTCACACCCAGCACACGGTAGCAGGCCACTACGATGGTCGAGAATAGCAAGCTTTCCAATGGGAATGTAAAACCATTTCCCATAGAGCTCACCATATACAGCTCGTGAATA